TAAGTAATTTTGGCTTTTTAAAGTTCCCCAGTATAAAAGGTCACTCTTGTAGAACACGTTACGCCTGTTCTATGGTTCGTGACTTACCGTCTTGTCCACGGTTTCTTAATAGAAACAAAAAAAGACACCTCTATTACGAGATGTCCTTGTTTGAAACTATTGAACTGGCTAAACCTTGGCAGGTTATTTGCATTAAAAATACCCTTTACTGTGATGTCGGTGTGAAGAGTATTTGCATAGTCCAACACCACAATAAAAGGTACTTGAACCTCTTCACTTTTAGCGTATGCGTCGCTGTATTAATTTGTTAATCTAAATATACAACTAATAAACTTTATATGCAATATGCAAATTTATGACATCCGTTAGTTGTGCTATATTAATCTTATGGATAACAAGAAAGTACTAGTTACCGCAGAGATGGTAGTAAAGGAATTAAAGTTTAGAACCCTGGTAAGCGGGGATAAACAAGCAACTCTAACTCTAGAGACTTCCTATGACGATCAAGAAGTAACCGAACAACTCAAAACCTTAGCAGATAAGAAGTTTGTAATGGTAGTAGTTATGGAGGGTAATCAATGAGACCAGCTTCCTTTGGAAAAGATAAAAAAGAAATGGCAGTACAAATATTAAGATACAACGAAGGTTGGACTAATGGGGAAATAAGTGAGTTTTTAGGCATCAGTTCGGCATCTGTCAGTAGATACTCCATAGTGCCAAAAGATCCCGAGAGGTTGAAGGAGTTTGAACAGGAGTTCATGCATGCGATAAAAGCCATGCAATATGCAGGTATCGCAGAGGTAAATAAGAGACTACTAGAACTATTACCCAAAGAGAGAAGAATATCCGAAGTAGTAAAGGCAGGGGAGTTCTACCAAGGTAAGAGTACCAACAGTAACGTACAGGTAAACATAGCTAATGTATTAACAGATGATAGAGATAAGTATAACTTGGATGGTTGAATGCTGGTAAAGGGTAAACTACCGACCATTCCCTTTCTGGTCACCCTTCGTGGGCAGTACTCACCCGTCTCGTGATGGAGTTAAAGCGAGGCAACCAGCGTTTAGCTATGAATCAAGGATACCGTAAATGGATAGAAGATAACTTAAGTATCGTTAACAAGGAAGGTAACTTAGTACCCTTTCTATTAAACAATGTGCAGAATAAATTTTTGACTGAAGACTTGGGGACCGATGGCAAGAATAAGGCGATTGTACTTAAAGCTCGCCAACAGGGATTCTCTAGCCTAGTAAATGCTATATTCACCGCCGACTTTCTTATAAAGCCTAATACATACAACGTAGTTATCGCAGACGATACAGACAACGCCCAAGGACTACTTAAGAGAGTGAAAGATTACTTAACCTGTTGGGCCGAGAAGAGAAAACTTAAGTTGGAGGATATACTAAAATATAACTCCAAGTATGAACTCTACCTACCTTCAATGGAGATAGGTGGAACTAAAGTAGAATGTAACTCTACTTACATCATAGGTACGGCTCAAAATATAAACGTCGGGCGTTCTAAGACGATAACCAATCTTCATTTATCGGAGGCGGCGTTCTACCCCCACTTCTCGGAGTTGTTGAGGGGAGTACTTCAAGCAGTCGTCCCTAGTGGTAGGGTAGTTATGGAAACCACAGCCAATGGGTTTAACGAGTTTAAGGAGTATTGGGATTCCTCCGTAAGAAACGAGACCGGATTCAACCCCCTATTCTATAGAGCTAGTGACTTTTATTCCCCAGAGTTTCTAGAAGATAAGAAGAAAGAATTAAAGGATAGTTACGCTCAAGAGTACCCCGATACCCCAGAGGAAGCATTCTTAACTAGTGGGGAACAGTACTTCGATCGTGCAGCATTAAAAAGACTCTTAGAATTGACCAGAGATCCTTCGGAGGTACTAAATTATGTTTAGAATATACCGCAAATTAGAACCCAACGAGAAGATAGTTGTTGGAGTAGATACCGCTTCTGGACTTAACGACTACGTAGCAGTGCACTTCTTGTCTAAGACCAATATAGATGTCCCTTGGGTGTACCACAGTAAGCAAACGATAACAGAAGCCACTAACAAGATCGCAGATGCCTTAAACAAAATATACGATATTACAGGTAAGAAACCCATTGTGGCATATGAGAGAAATAACGGCGGAGCCTTTGAGATGGACAGACTGGCTAGTATGAACAGACTTAATAAGTACGAAGTGTTTAGGATGCCAGAGTTTGGGAAGCAAGAGGCTGGTACTACAGTTAGATTGGGCTGGGACACTAATAGCGCTACTAGACCAATCATGTTGCAGGAATTGAAGGATGCAATAGATAAGGGGGTATTAAGGATATACGATAAGGCTACGGTTAACGAAATGTTCTCATTTGTTGTAGTTCAATCTACTAACACATGGAAAGCCCAGGCAGAACGTAATGCACATGATGACCTTGTTATGAGTTTATCCATCGCTTGGCAGTTGTATCAAAGAGTCCAGCCTGATCTAAATGACATAAAGGTTATAAAGAATGACTTTAACAACTGGTCACTTGCTTGAATATAGTCACTTTATTAGTTGTAACTTATGACTAAGAATATCCGCATCAACGAATTAATGGAACATTACTCCAATGGTAGAGATGAAATGGAGAGAAGAAAACTCAGAAAGAATGGTTGGGATGATATATTAAAAGCTTTCTTTGGAAGACTTCCCTCTAATTGGCCCTATCATGCCCGTATAGTTGATCCAGTACTTAGAACTGTAATCTTGGAAAAGAATTCACGTTTATTAAACGGTAAGTTGAGAGGTTCCTTAGTTCCTAGGGAGGGCGGGGATATCGTTAAGGCTAAAATAAACAACGCTATATTAGACTATCAATGGGATAAAGCTGATAAAGACGGATCCATGATCAATAAGATTTCTTTATCTGATATACAGGCGAGATTATTTGGTGCTTCCTTTGGATTAGTGTACTGGGACAGCACTAAAGAATGTAATGAGTTTAAAGTCTTAGATAATAGAAACGTGTTTACTGATTATCAATCATCCGATGTCAAAAACTCCAAGTGGATTCAAGTAAGAGAGTGGGTAAAGATAGAAGATCTGGAAGAGATGAACGAACACCTACCAGAGGACATGCAATACAGAAACCTAGGAGATTTGAAATCTGCAAAGAGCAAGGATAGAAGAGATAGTAAGTATACTTCTGTTATTAAAGAATCACATGGAGTAGAAGATAATGTTGGTGACGATAATTCGTTTCCAGCCATAGAGATGGTAACGGAATACAGAGAAGATAAATGGATATCGTTCTTCCCTAATTATTCTATTATTACTAGGGAAATAGACAATCCAAGAGAGGATGAGAAGATTCCCGTAGTACTACTAAGATATTACTTTGTCGGGGATGATATATACGGAGATAGCGAGATAGAAAGTGTGTTACCACTTCAAAGAGCTATTAATGCAACACTTTCGGCTTTTATAGATCATGTAAATATCACACTAAGACCTCCCGTAAAGATCGCAGGTAATGCAACAGTTAGAATGGACACGATAAGCTACGGACCAGACGCTAGATGGTTAGTTGGAGATAGCGTAAACAACGTACAAACACACCAAACAGGTTCTAACGAAGTCATAAGTTCCTTCCAAAGCTCCTATAGTGTTCTAAAATCAGCACTTAACACAGCAATGGGTGAAACAAGCTTGGGTATATCTAATATAAATCCTTTCTCGGGAGATAAAACAGCTACTGAGGTTAGAAACACTGAAAAACAAAGACTTACAAGAGACCAAAGAAACCAAATAGAACTAGAGCAATTCTTAGCAGATATTATGATGCTTTGGTTAGGAAATAACAAACAGTATCTATTCATGGACAAAAAGGGGATGGTCAAGATACAAAGGATAGTAGGTAAAGAGATGTTAAAGGAACTACAAGCTTTAGGTTTAGATCAAATGGAGGTACCAGGAGAAACCATGGATGCATTAAGACAATCTATAGTAGATCGCGGAGGACAAGTTAGTGACGCAGAATTGGACATGATCACAAGAGAAACTAGCGTGCCCAAATATCCAGTGGTTATGAACCCCGAAGAAAAGAATCCAGAGAACTACGATATCAAGTCTAAATTAGAGCTTGATGAAGAAGGATCCTTCGGTTCTATATACATGACCGAGGATGATATGGAAGGTACCTATGATTACATTCCTTCTATAAAATCCATGGCCGTTAATGAGAACGATAAACAAATACAGGGCCGTACCAAAGCTTTGGAGTTAATTCTAAACCCAAGTATAGCTCAACAACTACAGGCTCAGAATAAGAAGATAAATATTGCCGATCTATTAGTAGAGGTTCTAGAAGATGCTGGTATAAAAAATGCCGAGAGAATAATAGAGGATATGCCACAAGAAGCTCCACAAATGCCTCAACAAGGAATGAGTTTACCCTTCCAAGTAAGTAGCGAAACAGAATCTCAAGCCGGTATTGGCACGATGTAATTTGATACGAACACCTGTTAGTGTTATAGGTATATCATGTTCAATATTTTCAATAATAAAGGACTCTCTGATGATGAAGTCCGAACTCTCCAAAGAGCAGAACGATTAAGAACTGTAGTAACTATGCCTGGATGGGATGATGTTGTCTCCATACTAGGTGATATTTCTCAGTCCATGTACCCAAACCCCAAGGATAAGAAGTACGACCTCTTTCCCTGGAAAGGTATAGAGAAAGACTATACTTATGCTAGAGGTGGTACTGAGGTAGTAAAAGAATTCCTGAGTGTCATGAGTCAGCAGGAAGAGGTCTACAAGAACCTGTACGAGAAGAGTATGAAAGTTAAGGACAAGGAAGAAGATGACGAAGAACTATACCAAGGACTACAGCACTCAAGAAACTGAAGAAGGAAGAGTTTACCAGGCAATAGATCTGAACTTTAGGCCAGATAAGAAGTGTAACCATAAGTTTATCCGCAAGTCATCAACTAAAGTGGAGTGTGAGAAGTGTCACGTGGAGTTTTTTGACAACGGAGACTTCCCTCTAAATGAACTAAATAAATACTACGGTAAGAATATAGATATAGAATAGATTATTTGCACGTGATATTTTCTTTTATTAGTTGTACCTCATATGGCATTTTCAGATTACTTAAAACCAATAGGCGTAGGTTCAATGTCTCCTACTTCAACTTCAAAGGTATATACAAATCCTGTTAGTAAGAGTGCATCCCCTGCGGTTAGCGGTGGTGGCGGAGGATCCTCTTTGGGACCTACAACCACATCCAAATCTACAGGCGGTTCAACAAGTAAGTCTTCTACTAAATCTACTAAATCTAATAAATCTAATAAATCTACTAAATCTACTAAAACACAATCCCAGATTGATGCAGATGCAGAGGCCAAATTGAAAGCCGAAATAGATGGTTTATATAAAGAAAGTGCTGGATTTTTAAACAAACAACAAGCAAACTTGGAGGCTTCTAAGCCCCAAATGTTACAGATTGCTGCTTCCCCCTACGAACAAGCTATTCCACAAGTACAGGCATCTGCTGAAGCAGGTCGCGCCGAGTATGGAACAGGAATGGAACAAGCATCCTTACAGGGAAGAAGCTTATTATCTGATGCCCAAAGATTAGCCAATGAGTTATATCAAAGGAACATTCAAGCTTTCGGCGGTGCTCCTTTATCCTCTACAGCAGCAGCAGCGGGGGAATTATTGGGAAGAGAAACAGCAGGACAAATGGGACAGATAAGACAGAATACAGCCCAGTCCGTTCAAAACTTACAACAGGGGTTGATCAACTTCAATAGAGATGTGGAGACCAAAGTACAACAATTAAATCTTCAGAAGAACGAGGCTTTAGCAAGAGCAGAGGTAGCATTCAGAGATGCCCTGTCTCAAATAGACGCACAAAGAGGTCAATTAGCACAGAACAAAGCTGCTATGAAACTAGACGCTTTGAGAGCTTTTAGGTCTGAGGTATCTAACATAAATGCACAAGAGAGGGCGTTCCAACAGAATATCGAATTAATGAGAGAGCAGAACAGATTGAACACACAGTCACAACTAGATTCCTTACTATCCTCACAGGGAGAAATAGGAAGTTACATCACTGGACAACAACAGCAACTGGGAGCATCCGGGCAAAGCAATCTACAGAGCATGGCTTCTAACACTCAAATAGGTGGTGGAGGAGCAGCAGGTATTCCTTCCAATGTGTACGGGTACATAGGTAATTTATTCGGTGGAAGAAAAGAAGATAGATACGGCTTAGCATAGATTGACCACTCTCTTTACGTTTATTACTAGTTACTCATGGCAACTGTTAAAGAAAAGATATCCAATTTTGTAAAAAGTAAATTGTCTAACTTAATGGGTAGTACGGATAACCCCACAGATGTTTCGATAAAGCCATCTTTTTCTAGCAGAATATGGGAAAGTCCTATAGGACAATCCCTAGTTAATCTACAAAGAGTAACTGAACCCACATACACCGCTCCTAAATCAACAACAGTTCCACAAGCACTTAAAACAGCAGCAACAGACATAATTAGAACCCCAGTACAGTTCGGTAGAACAATGGGCAGCAATATATCGGATCTAGTTAGGTATCAGTACGGAAAAGACTTTGGAACACTTGCACAACAACCCACCTTCAAAACACAGGAAGAATACAAGAAGGACGTTTTCAACCAGGCCAAGAGAGCCGGTATTATGGGAGTTACTATAGCAGGTGCTAAGTACCCCTCTGTAGTAGCTTCTCAAACCTTGTTAAGTGGCGGATTAAACACCTTACTAGAAACTCCCAGACTAATCAGTGGGGAAACCAAATTATCAGAATTACCAAATAAATTCGCTATAGGAGCTATAGAATCCTTCCCAAGAGCACTAGCAGTAGCAGGTGTTGTCGGCCCCACACAACCCTTAATGGATAAGATTACCCCTGTTATTACTTCTAAGGTAATGAAAGCAATGGGGACTAATTCTGCGTTATCCAACCAAGTAATACAAAGATCTTCTGATGCGGTTATGAATATCTTACAAGGCATACCCGTAAACATAGCCTTGGAGAGAGAACCTGTAGATGTACAAAGCGTGATTATAGATGGATTAACAGGAGCTCTTCTAAGTACATCGGCAAACCAAGCATTAAAAGGACTACCAAAGGAAGAAGTTGTTAAGAAGATACAAGAGGTTGTAGATTCCAAGGTAAAGCCTACAGCAGAACCTGTAGTAGAAACCAAGACAGTAAGCCGGGGGGTAAGAGAATTAACTAAGGCAATGAAGAAGACTGGGATAACCTTAGGGGAAGTAAACGGTAGTAAGGTATTCAAGAGTATGGACGGTAGAGAAATGGACCTAACAGATGCACAGAATATCTTAGGAAAAGATTTAGTTAAATATGCGGGAAATATAGCACCTAAAAAGGAATCTATTACTACGCTAGTGAGAGACTTAAATAACAATCTAGGAAGACCTTCCACTATAGAGGACGTATCTAAAGTAACCGGCGGATGGAAGACCCCTACTCAAAAGGCAGAGTTCGACAAAGCAATGTTATTAGGGGATGCAAAAACCGTGGAATCTATGCTTCCAGACGTTCCTACGCAGTACAAGACAATATTTAGTGATCGTATAAACAAACTACTCGGAACAGATATATCTGAGACAGGATCTAAGATGGCTATGGGAGCAATGGCAGGTATAGAACCAGAGTATGATGAAAATGGAAATATGGTGGGGGTTAAGATCAACCCTACTAAGGCGGCACTTGGGGTAGCTTTTATGGGAGCTACAAGTAACAAGTCTTTCGATCTAAAAGATGCCACGGATAGTTTGAAGTTCCTGGATGACGATACTGTCTTCAAACAAACTTTAAAAAACACAGCAGACTCTATAAATTCTAAAAACTTAGGAGATGTTAGATTGGACGAGCAGACCTTCGATGAATCTATGATCAGGGGCATAGACCTAGAAGACTTCTCGGCTAAGTCCAACAAGAATTTCTTGGGCGGTTTAAAGAGTTACTATGATTCAGTGTTCTTCCCTACTAGAAACCTACCAGAAGATCTACAAAACGCACACAGAAACTTCTGGGCAAAGAGAATGGCTACAACAGAGGTAGCTACAGAAAGAGCTGCTAAATTCTTTAATATCCCAGAAGAAAAGGGATGGAAAATGATTAACGACATAGAGAGTGGTAAGAGAACTCCTGAAACAGAGGCCATTAGACAAGAGTTCGACAAACTATATAAAGAAGCTACCGATGAGGGGTTGGATGTAGGTTACCTGGATAATTATGTTACTCATATATGGGAACAAACACCTGAGCAGGTCAAAAGTTTATCTAACTCCTTGGGACAGAAGTTTAAATTCAGTGGGGAAAGAGGACTTCCTACCTATGCAGAGGGACTAAGGGTTAACGAATACGCAGGACAGCAATTATTCACACCTAAATATACCCACCCTTCTCAGATCTTGGCAGAATATGTCAAGAAATTAGAAGATACTAAGGCAAACATAGAGTACTTTAAGTTCCTAAAGGAAAAAAAGTACATAGTACCAGAAAGAGTTGGTAGAGATTTAAATTATCAACCCATAACAGCTAGTTTCTTTCCAAAGTCTAGAGCAATTATGGGACCGGATAACATAACCGTAAGCAACTGGTACGCACCTTCTAAATTAGCAGGAGTAATAAATAGCCAGTTCGGGTCTACAGATACTCCAGCAAGACAGGCTCTAAAGTTTATATCGGGTATAAGTGGAAAGACCCAAGATATAACTTTATCCGGTGGTATAGGACCTCTTAACTACTGGACTATAGGTAACATGATGAAACAAGCGTACACAGGAATAGGGGATATCTTAACAGGACACCCTGTAAGAGGAGTAAAGACAGGATTTATAACACCCATGAAGGCTTTCTTTACAGCTTTTAGCGAACCTGCTTCCGTTAAGTATTTTGATAACAACCAAGGTACACTGAA